AGTTGCACCCAGTATTGTTGTAACAGATGGTAACTTTTCGTTGTTGATGTCGTAAACTCGACCAGACTCAGAGTCTACTCTTTTAATGGTTTGGTAATCAAATTTGGACTTTCCATTCCAGATAATCTTCTTCTTTCCGATGCTATGAAACTCGCGTAAATCCTCATCATTCATCATTTTAGGGCTCCTTTGTTTACTATCTTGTATTGTTTTAAGTCTACAATATTGTCTTTATTGATATCATAATGATCTATCACTTGTTGAATCTTAGGCATCTTAACGTGTGCCCAAGGCCATAGCAATTTGCAGACATAGTACGCATCTCTAAAAGTACAACGCCACTTCCATTGCATTAAATATTTAGTTCCGTCTTTGCGTAAGCCTTTGCGTGGCTTACGCACGACAGTTCCGCGTCCTAATACTTCGTGGACCCAACGTATAACAGACTCATCCGTCATAGTCATTTCCATACTAATACGTTGTGACAAAGATATTCTGTAACCTTTGCCCTTATGTTTTTTCTTCATCTCCGCACGCTTTGCGAAATAGATACTGCCTTCTCCATCGAATAGCCCAGCGATGTAGGCTCTGTCTGTTTCAGCTATCATTTTTTTGTCTTTGCCATCATACATTTTACATCTCCCATTCCATGAATCTCAAATCTATAAAATTTCATTACTTCAGAAATTAAATCAAATTTATATTGAGTGTGATTATTAAATACAAATCGTGAGTGAGGTGCTGCTCTTTCAGCAAACCACACAGCTTGTGTCATTATATCTTGTGATTTAGTTGAACAATCAAAATGCACAAATGCAAATGTCATGTCCTGGTGGTCCGGATGAGACATAAATAATCTTTCTGTCATGTTTGCTAATCTGAATTTACCTTGATTAGAATAATCTAACAAATCACCAATTAAAGTATCTCTTGTATGGTCTGTGTAAGAATCTATTCCAATGTGCATATAACTATTTATAACATTATCCATAATAATCTTAGATCCCATTCCCTCTCCGACACCAATCTCACATGAGTAGTATCCATCACAATCAAAATTACTCGACCATTTTCTTAACAAATCATAGTCGCTACTATTTCCTCGTATCATTTTCCTCCTTGTTCCACATTCGTAACAAACCTATTACGCATGCATATATTAATAATATTGCTCCAATTGAAACTAACAAATCCATTAAGCTCTCTTATACAATTTTTTATTAACTAATTTTTCGTTTACTTTAAAATCTCTGTTACAAACTAATTGCCAGCCTACACCTAATGCAAAATCAGGATCTAATAAATCTTTGGGACTACAATTAAATACCTCTGCAAGTTTATCTAATAATTTAAAACTTACCCTTCGTTGTCCTTTTACAAGTCTAAATACAACCGTGTAATCCATGTTAAGTTCTTTTGCTAATCTTTTGTAACTCAAACCATATAAGCTAACTAATGTTTTTAAATTAGCTGTTACTATAAAACTACTGGACATCATAATTTAAACGCCTGTAGTTCTTTTATTTTTTCTTGGGCATCTACAATTTTTTGTAAAAGCTTATCTATTTCTTCTATGTGTTGTGGATGTTCTCCAATACCTACAGAATTATCTAAATAAATTTTTATAGTTGCATCTGCCTCTGATATTTGCGCAGTGTATTTGTCTTCTAATGCTTGTAGTATTGCTTGTCTCATATTACTAACCCCACTATGAGTCCAACAATAAAACCTGCTGTAGCAAAGACTATCTCGCTTCGATAGTATAAACTCCAGGCAGACAATTGTTGTTTCCATTTTTTATTGTTAATAAAAAATTTATTGAATAGTATCATTGTCTTCTTCCTCCTCTATCTCTCCTTGATTGTTGCAAAATTCACAGTCAGCCCATTGTTCTTCATGTGCTTGTTCGAATGGCACTCGGATAAATCCGTTGCCATTACAAACTTTGCATATTTTTTTTACCATCTGTAACCTGTAACATTGTTACTTACTTGCGGTTCTTGACAACAAGTTATTGTAGCACCATACTGAAGATGTGGTGGATACCTATCTTGTTTTGTATACCAAGACAATTTTGAATCCTCCCATTGTTCTTCTTTTAACTTCAGCTCTCTTTCTCTTATATCGTTAGCTCTTTTCATTTCGCTTACGATTGCTTTCAACACGTTTATCATGCGTTCTCCTTTCTATTAAAAAACTGTTTTGCTTTCATTCTTATGTATTGATGGTCAAACCCTGCGTACTGGCATACCAAAGCAAAATCTCTATTAGGCTCTAGAAAATAACTTCTAGCTGTCTGTGTAAAATAATCATTGCCTGGGTTACCGTAATTTTTATTACGCCATTGTGAACCCAATGCGTCCTCCAGGGCTACAATTAGTACGTTACGCCAAAGACTTTGCTCTGCATTTTGTCTGTCTCCAACGACGTTAATCGCCTTTGGAAACACGCTTTGTGATTTTGCCATTTAACTTCTTCGCTTTCTCGTCTACTAACATTCTAATCACCTGCGCTCTTGATAAAATGATTCCTGGTGCCAGTACCTTGGTTAGCTTATCAATTTTACCATAGCAGTCATGATCAACTGCGAGACTTTTGTATTTGCTTATGTCTGTCATTTAGTATATCCTTTCTGTAATATCTAAACATATAGGATATTTATATAAATTTACAAGGGACTTGTCAATGAAATTTTTTTTAACGATATACATATGTTCAACCATAGCGGGTAATTGTGTAACTAATGATACGTATCCTAAGCCACAGGAGAGCTATTATGATTGTGTTCGAAATGGGCTTTCTGAATCGTACGATATATTGTATCAAGACAAGTTTTCAGAACAAGATGTAGTAGAATTTAGATTATATCCTAAATTTACGTGTGAAGAAGTTGTTATTCCACCACCTAAACCAAAGACCCCAGCTTAATTATTTGCCCTGGCCCCGGTATTTTTTAAAACTACGTCGGCGGTGCTTGTTCATTTTTGCCTTACTAGGATTGCGTCCAATCGATGTTTTGTGAAACATGGGTACGTGAGCAACCTTTGCATATAAACCCTTAGACTTTTTTGCCATAAAATACTCCTAATGTATAACGTGCACTACTATCTCCTAAACCTTGCAGACAACTATGATAAACATCAGATCCATTAAAAAACAAAGCTCTGTTATTAACGAAACCTATATATGTATTTAAATTAGTATCGTGGTAAAAACCAGTTCCATTGTAAGTTATCTCTTCTCCTTTTAAATATATTAAACAATTATATTTAAGCGTATACTCACCAACTATACCTTTGTCTGTGTGAGGACTCATATCTCCTTTGTTATCTCTCATTTGAAATGAAGCAGCTACAACTCCTAGTTCTTTTATTTCAGGAAAACTTGGAAGAAATGTATTTTTAATTTTGTCAAACAACCATTTGTTTTCTTTTGTTTCTTCAAAGTTATGATTCATACCATATAGTCCATTGGCATTGGACGCTGGTTCATAGGGAATTTTATTTAAATTGTTAATTAAAATATCATATTCTTTTTTAGAAAAAAAATTATCTATCAACTGAAGTTTTAAACTCATTTATCTTCTTGTTTTATGTATTCTCTATCTTTTTCACTTATCTTTAAATATCTTATACTACCATTTATATGTTGTCTAGTATCGTGACCACAATTGGTGCATCTATAATAATCTTGTACAATTGCAATTAAGATTGATTCTTCTTCACATTGTTCACAAAAACCATGAACGGTATCTATATTAGCAAATGCTTTTTGTATAATTACTTTTTTACTCATGGAGTATATAGATACTCAATCTCACTGTTTTGTAAAGTCAACAAAGCGTCATCAAATGTTTCAACTATGGGGTATCCTTTTAAATTAAAAGACGTATTAAGCAGTAAAGGCACCCCTGTTTCTCTGTAAAATAATTTTATAAGATCATAATAGTTTTCATTTTGCTCACGTTTTAAAGTTTGAAATCTACAAGTGTTATCTGCGTGTACACACGCAGGGACTTTATCCACTGCTTTTGGTTTAGCGTCTATTGCAAAAGTCATGTATGGAGATTCATCTAATCCATGCATATCTAAATACTCATGTCTGTGTTCGTAAAGTATTGTAGCAGCTGTTGGTCTCCAGGGTTGTCTGCCTTTTATTTTGTTTACAATTTCTTTTGCATTTTTATTACGGGGATCAAATAACATTGATCGATTACCCAATGCACGTGCGCCCCATTCAGAGTGTCCTTGAAATATTACAACAACTTTTTGTTGTAATAATAAATCAACAGCTTCTTTTCTATCTTTAATAATTTTCATAAAAATATACAGCACCCACTGCTGTGCCTCCATCGTATGGTATTGGATCAACAAAAAAATTAAACTCAGGATAAAGTTTTACTAATTTAAAATTGTTAGAACAATTTAAATGATAACCGCCAGACAATATTATGTTTTTACAACTCGAATACTCTTTAGCTTTTTCAACTAAGTCTATTATATCTTTGAGAGTTTCTTCTTGTGCTTCGTTAGCAATATCGTTGTAAGGAGCAAAGCCCATCATTTGACCCTCTTCTCCTTCTTTAAAACCTGCTTTGACAAGATAATCAAGATACTTACGACCAGCTTTAGATTTGTTACTCATTACATAATCTATATCTTTTTTTACATTTATTTCTGTTGGTACAAAATTATTAAAGTAATTTAATTCTGCGTTAGAAAGGTATTTATATTTAGGTACAACTTCTTTTTTATTTATTAAAAATATACTTTGTAAAGCTCTAAAATTTTTTTGCATTTCCATTTCTCCACCACCATCTGAAATCAAAGCAATTGCCTCATCAAATTTACTAAAGTAATATCCGCAGGTTGCATGATAAATGTGATGATTATAATTATTAAAATAATATTTTTTATATTTAACTTGTTTTAATATGTGCTTTACTATTGGTAATTCTATTTGTAAGTGGCCTCTGTCAAACGTTGCAAATACTACAACATCAAAGGTGATATCTTTAAATTTTTTTAAAACTTGATATTGATAAGTATAATTACCATGTTCTGCATCATCAGGGTGATAGTGTTTAATTTTATTAAATCTATCTTCTTCGTAATACTCTTTTAAGACACCGTCTTCAAAATAAGCAAACGAACAATGATGTGAAATATTAACTCCTAATATCTTTCTCATTTATATTTTTTTACATTCTATATTTTTATCGCACAACCATGTTACTATGACGTCTCTGTTCTTTCCAGAATTATTATTCATGTAGTGTTCAAAACAAGAATGAGGTAGAAAACTAACCAGTTTACCTTTTTCTGATTTAATCGCTTTGTTATGTCTAGGAAAAATTAAATCTGCATTATCATTGTCTGTTAAATTAATAACACAAGCTAATATTTTTGGATAAAATATTTCTGTGTCCCACGAAAAAAGACCATCAGCATGAGTAAATAATTGTTCTTTGTCTTTATATCTATGAAAAGAATATCCTGTATCTGCTACATTACATTCAAATAATGCGAAAGTATAAGTTAATCTATTTTTTATAAAAAAATTTAATCTGTCACAAACTAATTGATCTATCTCTTTTAATTTTGTGTGTCCCAAACTAACAGTTTTTCCTTGCCTGTTGTACTCAACACTTAATTGATTTTCATCTATTAAAGAACTACACTCATTTATTATTCTATCACACTCATCATGTGATAAAAAATTTTTTATTTCTGAAAACATTTATCTTTCTTGTTATAAATCTACTGCATTTCCTATTACTGGTTTGTATTTAGTTTTACCATCTTCTTTGAACGCTCTCAATAATTGTTTTCTTGGTTTATCAGACACATAGCTGCAGTGGATCCACCCCGAGTTTGGTTCACCAGGAGTGTAGAACTCTAATATCATTTGATCATACGGGAGGTTTGCTTTGATCCAGTCAAAGACTTCAGCGTTGCTTGTGCCCAAGCATTCGAAGTCCGCCGCCTCCGCACGGGTATGTTGCGAATTTAAACTGCTGCCAATTTTTACACATAACTCAGGGCTACGAAAACAGCTCGTCACCGTGACTCTACCGAAGTGGTCACGCACTGGCTGTAGAATATTTTCACAAAGTAGTTTTAATTTTTCTATTTGATCTGCATTAGGATTATTATCAATACCCAGCCTGATGGCTGTGTCTGATTTAATCAGCTCTGATAAACTAAAGTTTCGTGAAAGTTTCATTATTCTATAATTAATTTTTTGATTGACTTAGAGCCATCTATATTGTCCTCTAACTCTGCCTGACCTTTGTAGCACTTGTAAGATACCGATTCAGAAAAAGTTCTTTCAGCCGTCATTTTACCACGTATACATTGTGCCATACCTTTTTCTTGCAAACGAGCCTCTTTAATTTCTCCGTTCACAAACATTAATAAAGCTACACATTCAACAATCATACCACCTTACCTTTGTTTTCACCTTCTTTAATAACATATTTTTGTGTACCGTTTTTTCCAGTTTCAACTTCTTTTTTTAACTCCTTTACATATTTCATCTGTTTAGCTTCTTTGTTTATGTGAGCTATGTAATCTAAAACTTTTCTAGTAATT